TGATGCGGAGCTGCTGCGGCGCCGCCGGCGGCGCAACACGGCCGATGACATTGTAGACGAGCGTCGCCGGCACGCCGTGCACGCCGAGCACCGAGATCGGCACCACCCGGAACTCGTAGGTCCCCTCGGTGACCGCCAGGTCGATGGCGTGCGCGTCGGTGCGCGTCGTCGTCCAGTTGCCGTTCTGCTGGCGGTAGGACACTTCGAACAGCGGCGCGCCGGACACCCATGACAGCACGATGCGAACGCCGACCGAGATCGGCGACAACTGCACGAGGTATTCCTCCACCGCCAGCGAGCGGACAGCCGGCCACGATATCTGGATGTCGCTGATGTCGGGCGTCGAGAGCGGGATGTTGTTCTCGATATAGGCCCACTTGCCGGGGTGATGCCTGACCGCGTTGATCTCGTACTTGTCGACCTCGACCTGGCGCACCGCAATCACCCGCCACAGCGTCGGCTCGATCTCGATCGGCGCGTTGACGATGTAAGGCGTGTCGGGCGCCGGCGGCTGGCTGAACGGCGCGATCAGATGGAAGCCGTCCGGCTGGAAATGGTTGTAGACCTGCCGCGTCTCCATCTGGCCTTCGCCGATAACGCAAGTGATGAACAGCCCGCCGGGCGAAGCGCCGATGACGAAGGGCGCGTCGAGGTAGACGATGTCGGCCGTCGGCGCCGAGACGATGCGGCCGCCCATGCGGTTGCCGGCGACGTTCAGGTCGGACACCTGGATGATCTCGCCCGGCCGCACGAACGCCGACTCCAGCCCGGTCGAGAAGGTGACCGCCTCGCCCTCGTACAGTTCGGTGTAGAGCGCCCACCGGCCGGTGCGCACGGCCTGCGCCTCGGAGGTGCAGCCGACCGCCTGGATCTCGGTTTCCTGGATACCGTAGCGGGTGATCCCCTCCGGATCCTCGACGACCGCCAGCCTGGGCTGGCCAAGCTGCGCCGGATCGTTCCACGACACCGTCGCCATCGTGTGGCGGCCGCGCAGATCGGATCCCGAGTAGGTGAAGACGCCGTCGATCACGTTGGCGTTGGTGAACTGGTAGACCGGATCCGCGGGCTGGTCGGCCACCGCCACCATCTGCGTGCCGGACCAGTAGGTGAAGCCGCGAAAGACCGAAGCCAGTTGCGCGATCAGGTCGAACGCCTCCTGGCGGTCGGTGATCTGGATGTTGCAGGTGAAGCGCCGCTCGTAGCCGCCGCGGCCATCCGGCACCAGCCCGTCGCACCACTGGCCAATCCGGTAGAGCGCCCACTGGTCGACCTGCTCCGGCCGCAGGAAGTTGCCGATGCCGTGCCGGTAGTTGACCAGGATGTCGAACAGCACCCATGCCGGGTTAGAAGTGTTGGCGATCTTGAACGTGCCGTTCCACACGCCGGTATAGGTCCCGTTCACCGGATCATAGTTCGTCGGCACCAGGCAAAGGATGCCGGTGGTGAGATAGGTGCGCTTGGGAATTGACTGGAACTGTTCCGAATCGAGGAACAGGCCAACGCAGGCGGTGCCGTTGTAGTTCACGCGGTCGTCGATGATCTCGGTATAGCTCGACCAGTAGATGTCGTGCTGGGTCTGGATCGACGTGTCCTTCGGGTAGTCGCGCCACACCTGCAGCGTCCACGGACCCGGCCTCGGCAGATCGAGCAGATAGGAACGCTGGTACTGCGAGGTCGTCTTGCCCGACATCGAGTGTTTCAAAAGCGTGGTGTACGGGCCGCCATTGTTCGAGACGTAGACCGTGTAATGGACGTCGGCGCCGCGGACGTCGCCATTGTCGGTGATGTGCTGCAGGGACGGCGTCATCATCGTGATGCGGACGCGGTCGACGTCGGTGTTGGTGATGGTGCGGGTGATCGGCTCGGCGTGTTTCACCTCGACGCCGACCTGCACCTCGGTCTGCGAGGACGGGAAACCGAGCATGTAGGGCTGGTCGCGCGAGCCCAGGACAAGCTGGACCTGCGTGTTCCTGAACTGCGGTAGCGGCACGCCGTCGAGGAAAATGTCGTTCTGCCCGAGGCCCTGGATCGGCCCGTCGGAGATCGCGTCGATCACCCTGGCGTACTGCTTCGACTTGAGGTCGTTTCGGTTGTCGCCCGGCGCATAGAGCCAGGCGCCAAGTTCGGCCGTTTCCAGGCCGGCCGAGATCACCACCGACCCGGCATGCACCTTGCCGTAGACCAGCGGCACCGCCGCGCCCTGCACAGTGACGTTCTCCGGACCTGTGAAGGCGAAGCCCTCGTTGCGTTCCTCGTCCTTCGGCTCGATCTTCTTCGGCCGGAACAGGAACGACAGGCCGACCATGACGCCGAGGAACAGCGCGCCACCGATGATCGAGGCGGCGGCCGTGCCGGCCAGTGACGGCACCAGGAATCCGACCAGCAGCGCGCCGAGAAAGGCGCGTCCCTCGATCTGCGGGACAAGGTGCAACTCGCGCGACACCGGCGCGTCGACCGCGAAATCGCCGTCGCGCCAGTCGCCGTCGGCCAGAATGTGATAAGTCCTGGTCGCCGCGAAATCGCGCACGAAGCCGGGATAGTTTGCGTCGAGCGCGCGCACTGCCTCCTGCGGCGTCCTGATCGCCAGGCGGTGCGATGCGCCGTACTTCTCGGCCAGCGGGCCGTGCAGGTGGACGTCGACCATGTGCGGCTCGATCATCACGCACCCCCGTAGCGCAGGTGCAGCCGCGTCAGCGACTGCCAGCGGCCGTCATAGAGATCGCGCCTGGACGGTCGGCCGACCAGCTGATGAAGGATCTGATCGGGCGCGAGGAACAGCGCCAGGTGATTGACGACCGGCGAGCCGGGCATCTGGATCCCGAAGACGTCGAGGTGCTCGGGCAGCGTGCCGGCCGGCAACGCATGAAAGCCGGTGCTGTCGAACTGCTCGGCAATCAGATCTTCCCCGGCATCCCAGAAGCGCCAGTCGCGCGGGAAATCCGGAACCGTGATGCCGTTCGCGGCGAGGCCGTCGCGCACGATGCCGAGGCAATCCTGGCAACCCCAGGCCCAGTCGCGACCGACCAGCGGCGCGCGCCAGCCCGACGGTTCGATGACCGACCAGGCGCCCGACGGCACCGAGACGATCAGCCACGGCAGGCCGAGCTTCTCGCACATGGCGCGGTCTGCCTCGGACGGCACCGGCGCAAGGCCGACATGGCTGTGCACGATCGCCTCGACCTGGTGCTCGCACGCGACAGCGACGTAGCCGCGCATATCCATGACGAAGGCGTCGTGCTCCGTCGCCAGGTTGGCGATCGGGCAATAGGTGCCGCCAGCGATCACGCCGCAGGTTTCGCGCGGCGCATAGAGGCCGGCGTGATCGAGCGCCGCCGTGATCTGCTCCGGTGTCGGTTGCCACGCCATCACACCACCCTCGTCGGCAGCGATGCCGGGAACGCGCTGGTCGGCAGCGTCCCCCACTCGCCGAAACGCCGCTTGCAGGCGGTCAGCGTCTTGCCGCATTTGTCCTGGCCCGGCCAGACCGGATCGTTCATCACCGGGCCGCCGGCATAACCGCAATCGGGTCCGCGATAGACCCATTGACAGGTTCCGGCGATCACTTGTCGCCACGGCACCTGGACGCCGGCGACGTCGAACGGCACCGCCAGTTCAATTTCGACGAAGACGGGATTTTCGCTGACCTTGCGGGAAATGAAGAACGTCTCGTCGGGAAAGAAGGTGTTCGGGTCGGCGTAGGCGTTGCCGCCGGGAAAATTCACTGCGTCGAGATACTTTCCGAGCGTGCGCTTGCGGGTGATCCGAGCACCCAGGCCGTCCTTCACCGAGCGGAGGAACATCCCCAACACGCCGCCGATATTGGATGCCCTGAGTGTCGGCCTTGGCAGCTGGCCGGTCGACGTCATCTCGAAGCCGGTCGATTCGATCGGGAACGGCTCGTAGATGACGCCCTGCCAGGTGATCTGCATGCCGGCGACCGTCGTGCCGGGATGCCAGCGAAAGATGGTCCCGTCGCCGATCGGCGAACCGTCGTAGACAAACATCTCGACGATTTCGAGCGGCGCCAGCTGGCTGATGTCCTTGCGCACACCCATCAGGCGGTCACCCCGTTGGCCTTGACGAACTCAGCCGACAGCGTGCCGTGCCAGACGCCGCCCGGCCTTCTCAGTTCCCAGTCGACCTTCCATGCGTCGCATGTCACACGATAGGTCAGCCCCGTCGGCTGCTCGAGGAAGTCGAACGCGCTCGCCTTTTCCGCCTCGAGGAATGCGACCATCGCGTTGATGTCGGCGGCCGAGCGCAGCGACCACGTCAGCGACCATTTGCGGTCGAGCGCGTTGATGCCGTCGAGCGTGCGCTGCTGGTAGCCATCGCCGAACTGGGCAATGCGCAGCCGCCACTCGTCGTCGCGTGACACCGGCACATCAGGCATCCAGCAATTGTCGGTCCCGTCGAAAGCCATCAGTGCCTCCCCTGCGGACCGGGCTTCATTCGCGGTCCCATCCGGATCGCTTCCTCCAGTGAAAGAGAATGCCGCTTGGCGCGCATGGTGATGGCACTTGGGGAGATGCCTAGTTCTCGCGCCCACTGGCTCAGTGGCTGTATTTTACCATCTACCGTGATTGGTCTGTCTCGGCCTTCCACGAACCGGACAAGACGACGAGGCGGCTGCAGCAGATACGAACTCACGGCGGCTTCGTAGTCGCCGCCGAGAGTGTGCACACGGCGCACGAATCCTCCCACGCTGATACCGAGCCGTTCGCACCAGTCAGTCATCGGCAGGTTCTCGCCGCCGACCATGATGTAGCGAAGCCGTTGCCGCGAATTTCGGCGTTGCTGCTTAGGAGTCGCCCAGCGACAATTCTTCGGCTCGTAGTTGCCGCTGCTGTAGACACGATCCAGCGATAGCCCGCTGGGCTTCTCGCCCATGTCGGCGAGGAAATTCAGGAAGCCGGCAGGCGCACCTTGCCAGTGCTCGCAAACGGTGATGCCGCGTCCGCCATATTCCGGCCAATCCTTGCCATTCGGATTGAAGCAGCGGTCGATCATGTGCTCCCATGCCTTTCGCGTCGGTGTCGCTTTCTTTCCTCGGTAATGGCCATGCGTCGTCTTCTTCTCACCGATCAACTGGTATCGAACGCAGCCGCATGACTTGTTCCAGATCGCGCGGCTCAGCGCCGTTTCCATTTCCTTTCCGCAGTACTCGCAACGCGCTCGGACACGCTCACCACCACGGACATTCCATCGCTCCAAGATCAGCATTTTGGCACCTCCGTTTACTTACGGAGTATACCACTACCTTGGCACTTTGCGTAACAAACCTCCCGGTCTTGCCTCACGGACGAGTTCCGCCTGGATCAGTTTCTGGATGTTCTCGCCGACCGCTTTGGCGTTCTCCGAGTTGGCGGCGACATAGCCGGATCCCGCCATGTCGATCGAAATCTTGTTCTGCTGGTGCACCGAGTTGTCGACGCGGCCGCCGCCGGTCGAGGATGCCAGCCGCCTGGCGTTCGGTACGATGATCTCGCCGCGGTGCGCGATGATCGGCACCTCGCCGGGACGCAAACCAACCATGCCGCCTTGAGCATAGCGCGGCGCATTCGCCCACAGCGCTGCCGGCCGTTTGCCGGCCGGATGGCCGGACAGCCCGACCGTGCCGCCGCCTTCGAAGCCAAGGATGCCGCCGCCGCCAGTGCCGCCGAAGATCGAATTCATCAGCGGCTTGATGATCATCATCTGGATGAACATGTCGAGCAGCTGCGAGGTGATGCGCTGGAGCATGTTGGCGAAGGCGTCGCCGGCATCCTCGCCGGCGATCAGGTCGGATACGAACTGCGACAGGCCGCCGCCGACGATGTTTGCCATCTGCTGGTTCATCGCCGCCAGGTCGTCAGCCGCTTTCTTGGTCGCCGCGGCTGCGGCGCTTGCCTCGGTGCCGAGATGTTCCAGCGCTTCGCCGGACAGTTCGAAGGCTTCCGTTGCCCGTCGCGCGATCACGCTCGACGCCTCGACCCATTCCTGCGTCACCTTGTCGGCGGCGTTGCCGGATATCATTTCGACTTCGGTGATCTGGTCGCCGATGGTGCGCACGTTGCCGGTGGCGAATCCGACATGGCCGCCGGTCTGGCCGGGCGCCCTACCCCTCGACTGGACGAGCACGTCGCCGCGCTGCAGCTGGCCGAGGCCGACGCCGCGGCCCCAGTTGGCGAAGGAGGTCGCTACCTGGGATCCGGTGCCCTGCACGCCGATCTGCGCCAGCGCCGAGTTGACGAAGGCCGCGCACCAGGCGGTGGTCGCCGAATCGAGGTCGACGCCGCCGCGCTTCAGGAAGGCGTTGATCTCGGCCGCGTTGGTTTTTTCCGACTTGCCGAGCAGCCCGGTGACGGCATCGACCGCGACCGCCGTCTGGTTGGCGACCGCCTCGTCGATCTTTTCGGCCGCTTCCTTGGCGGCGCGCTCGGCTTCCTTCGCGGCCCGCTCGGCCTCGCGTGTCCGTTCCTTGGCGGCGCGCTCGGCCGCCTTTCGCGCCTCCTCCTGCTTGCGGTAGAGGTCGGGAAACATTTCCTCCCACGGCTTCGCATAGGGCTGGCCGAAGCGCTGATTGAAATCCTGATCGGACAGGCCGGGAAGCGATGGAGCGGCGGCGGCCTTCTGCTGCTTGGCGAGATTTGCTGCCGCCTCGGCCGCGACGTTATAGGCGTCCATGAGGCCGATGACAGACTGCCGCAGCGCCTCGTTGGCCTTCACGGCAGGGCTTTCGAGGAATTCCGACAGAAGCTTGTGGAGCCTGAGATATTCCTCGGTGGCGTCCTTGCCCTCGCTCAATGTCTGGATGACGTCGTCGCCCGCCGCCTTGATATCGTCCAGCGCCATGCGCGCGGCCACGCCCATTTCACCGCCTGGCAGATTTAGCTCGGCCAGGGCATCCGCAACGCCCTTCATCGCCTCCGCCGTGATCGTCCCGGCGCTGGCGATCAGACGGTTCATCTCGGCAATGCGCTCCAGTCGATCCGCCAGTTCGTTCAGACCGGGCAGCAGCGCTCCGAATTCGTCGGCCGCCTTGCGCGCGGCGGTGGCCTGCTTTTCCAGCGCATCGGTGGCCTTCTCGGCGCCTTCCTCCGATTCGAGGAAGTAGCTCGCCGCGACCGTCGCCAGCGCGCCGAACGCCACCACCGCCAGGTTGATCGGGTTGACCATGCCGACCAGCGCCGAACCGAGCGTGCGCGCGCCCTGCGCCATCGAGCCACCGGACAGCTGCTGGGCGATCTGGCCAAGCTGCATCTGCACGGCGCGGATGCCCTGCCCCGACGCGATGCCGGAAAAGATGTCGTTCAGCTGGAACTGCAGCATGCGCGCGTCGTTGGCGATCTGGTTCGCCGACTTGCGGAAATTGTCGTTGACTGCGGATGTGCCGCCGCCCGTCCCCTTGCCTACACTCGAGATCGCCTTTTCAGCCGCCGCCGCGGCGCGCTCGGTGGCGCGCACGGCGTTCTTCAGCGCCGCCTCGTAGTCCTTGACGTTGGCTCGTAGCGTGACAGTTACGGCTGCGTCGTCGGCGGCCACTTGATCACCCTTTCATGATCGCATCGCGCATGGCGCGGCGCATGCGCGCCTGCGCCCGCTTGCGGTTGGCGCGGAAGGCCGGCAGCATGAACGGCTGCGCCGGCATCTTCTGCGTGCCGAATTCCAGAAGCCTGGCCACCTGGTAGCCGCGATTCTCGGTCGATTTGTCGCCGGCGGTGATCGCGACATAGAGGCCGCCCTTCTTGCCGACCCTGACGCCGTGCTGGCGGATGGAAGCGCGCACGTCGCCCTCGTCGACCGGCACGCGCAGCCTGGCGCCGGCGACGATCACGTTGGCGCTTTCGAGCATGGCGCGCTCCAGTTCGGCGCGCACCTTGGCCGGGATCTCGTCGACCAGCCGCCGCCTGACCTTATCCATGCCCTGCACCATTGGTCCTCTTCCTGCCGGTCACGCCCTTCTTTTCCATCCACGCCCAGATCTCGTCCTTCTCGGCGTCGTCCATCTTGCCCTTGCTGTCGCGGCCTTCGGTGTCGTGCGCCTCGATCCACCGCTCGGTCACCGCCGCCATTTCCCACAAGGACATCTGCTTGGCGGCCGGGACCGGAATCCCCATCAGGACGGCATTGCCGAGGATTGGTCCCCAGCGGGTCTTTCCGTTAGGGAGGTCGTTGACCCGTTCGGCACCTCCCCGGCGGCTTTTCCCGGCGGTTCCTCGTCGTGGCCATGCGTGCCGGCGGCGAGGATCTTGACCGCCAGCACGGCCAGCCCGTTCTCGCCGCCGAGATCGTAGGTCCGCTGCTCGACGAACTGCCGCACCAGCCTGGATGCCGTCGTCGCGTCGAGGCCGCCGCCGATCAGGCCATAGCGGATCGTCTCGACGACGTCGGCCACGCGCCACTGGCTGAAGGACAGGCGGGCGAGAAGCACGGCCGCACCCGCGTCGCGCTTTTCCTCGAGCTCCATCAGTTCGCCGATGCGCAGGCAGAACTCGCGCTCCTCGCCGCCGAACTCCGCGATGATCCTGGCCGATCGGCTCATGGCGTCGGCGTCCACACCGCCGAGACCGGCCCGTCCGACGTGGCGTTGATCGCCAGCGTCACGCGGCCGCCGGCGTCGGCGGCGAAGGCCTCCGAGTCAACGTGGAAATTGCCGGTGATCACCTTGGTGCCGACGCCCTCGAAGTCGATCGTCACGCGCATCGGCACGCTGTCTGTGGACATGGCGGCGTCATCCCAGTCAGGAACGCTTTCAGCGGCGGCCACGCCGTCGCCGGTGATGGTCGCCGACTGGCTCTGCACGTCGCGGCCGACCCAGATCGGATCGTCCGGATTGTCGCAGTCCGGAATGTTGATCTCCTGCAGGTTCTTGTTGATCGTCACGCCCTTCGACGTGAAGCCGCAGGGCGCCGAATAGACCGGCGGGTCGGCATCGTCGCCGATCTCGATCAGCATCTTTCCGAACTTTGCGGTGGTTGGCTGTGCCATCGCTATCTCCTTTCGACAGCGGCCTCGAATAACAGGATGCCGTGGCTCGTCAGGCCATCCGGGTCACGGCGGATCTGCGTGTTCTGGTGTTCGAAGTAGGCCATGCCGTTCGTGGCGAGCGGCATCTCGGCCTCGCGGTCGTGCAGCGCGGCGCGCACCGCATCGACGATCTTCTTGACTTCGGGAAAGCCGACGCCGCGCGACCAGCAGTCGATCTGCTGCGCGACAAGCAGGCCGTCGATGCAAACGGCGCCGTCGAACACCGCGTCGACCGGCCCGATCGAGACATAGGGAAACGCGGCCGATGCCGGCACGCTGTCGTAGATGCGGCCGTTGACCAGCGCGGTGACCGCCGGATCCGCCTTCAGCCGCGCCACGATGGCGCCCTGGATCTCGAGTTCAGGCGTCGCCATCAGCCGCCACCCCTTCCGTCATCGCCTGCCGCTCCAGCTGCGCCAGCGGCTCCAGCGGCACGATCGTTCGCGTCGAGGCTTTCGGCCCGCGCGCCATCGGCTGCCGCGCGTCCGTCGCCGACGCGGGTATCGCGCGGCGCGGGATCCAGCCCAGCCGGACCGCCTTTCTTGCCGTCATCGTCCAGGAAACTCGCTGCAAGCTTTCGTCTCCTTCCGCCGAACACCACGGTTCCGACCTTCTCGGCGAACTGCTTGATCGCCTTGCGCCGCTGCATGCATCCGACGCACACCATCAGCCCGTCGCCACGCCGCCCTCGACGAGCAGATCGACGACCGCCCGGTTGTTGTCCCAGGTGACGTCGCGCACGTTGTAGGGCTTGTCGGCGTCGCGCAGATCGCGCATCTGCCACTCGTTCTCGATCAGCCGGGCATTGGCCGACATGCGGATCCGCACCAGCATCGGCTCGCGGCTTTCCAGCCGCGCCGCCATTACCGATTCCGACGCCCGCAGGTAGATGAACGCCGCCCGGTCCTGGAACTGCTCGATCCAGCCGGCGACCATGTTGCCATACTCGTCTTCGACCTCCTCGCGCTTGTCGAAAGCGACCTTCTGTTCGAGCAGTCCGGCGCCGGTCTGGTTGCGTTTTTCCATCACGCCACCGCCGGATCTCTGAGGCGGTGCAGCATCGCCGTCACCTGCGGCGGCGGATAACCCATCGCGATGTTCGGATTGTCGGATTCGCCGATGTTGCGGTCGTCATAGAGTTGATCCAGCCACGCCAGTGTTGATGCTTCGATGGCCATCAATTGCCGCGCGTTCGGCACCCAGGCATCCGGGCTTGTGTCGTCCGGATCGCGCTTGATGTAGTCCCACACGAGTGCGTTGGCCTGGTCGAGCTTGCGCTGGATGTCGGCGTCGTCGTCGGCGTGCAGCACGCGCAGATGCTGTTTGGCGACATCGAGCGTGATATCCGGCACCGTCATTTCGCCGCGCTCCTGGCGTCGCGGCCCTTCCTGGCTGCAAGCTGCCAAGCGCCGGCGTTGTCGAGCGGCTTGTCGGTGGTGTCCTCGCGGCAGTACCAGAGATTGCCGCCGTAGGTGACGACGTCGCCGCAGCCATACTGCCGCCCCTCATGGAAGACGCCGCGGTAAAGCATCGCCGGCACGCCGATCTTGCGGACGATCTCCTTGTCGCCGTTCGACCATTTCAGCGTGAAAACGCGCTCGCCGTCGTGCTCGACGTCGAAATTGAAGTCGTCGAAGGAGATGCCGTCCTTGCCGGGCAGGCCCGGCGCGCCGTCGCGGCCGACCACCGGGCCGAGCCTCTTCAGTGACCCGTCCGACATGGTCAGCACCAGTTCGCCGGCATTGTCGATCATGGCGGAAGCCACGCCGAGCGGCGGTGTTTCTTCAAGCCGGACAACGCGCGCCGCCAGCTTCGCCATCCTGCTGTCGACCGCCTCGATGATGGCGTCGACCATCTTGGAAACATCAAGCATCGGCGTGCCTCCATGTGAGCGTGCGCAGCTTCCATTCGGCGATGAACCGCTCGTCGACCGGCTCCGCGTCCTCGGGCGCCAGTTCCGGCGCCGGTTCGGGCTTGGTGAACGGGTCGTCCTTGTCGCGCTTGTCCAGCGCGGCCAGCGAGAAGTTCTGCTGCTGCAGGTACGGCGTGTCGCCGCCGATCACCGGCGGCAGGTTCAGCCGCAGCCGGGCTTCGTTGGGCGCCTTGATGCCGGCCCCGACCGCGTCGGCCTCGGCCTTGATCAGCGTCGCCGTGTCCATGCGCAGGAGATCGTCCAGGTCGAACTCGGTGCCGTAGATCTTGCCGTCGACCTTGTTGCCGATGCCGATGCCCAGCCCTTCGTCCAGGCACAGTTCGATGGCCTCGATCGAGGCCTGCAGGCATTGCGAATAGTATTGCTGGTCGAGCGCCTCGACGTTGTTGGCGGTCGGCATCGGTCCCAGCCCGAGCTTGTAGGGCGGCACGCCGAACACGCCGCACACCGCTTCCGCGGTGAACTTCAGCTGCTCGAGCAGCTGCGCGTCGACCGCCTTGGTAGCCATCGGCTCGTATTTCAGGCCGTCGCCGAGCACCGCGACCTTGCCGACATTGGCGCCGCTGTAGTTCTGGTCCCAGTGGTCTTTCAGCCGCTTTGCCGTCTCATCGGAAATGGCGCCGGGCGCGGTCAACACGCCGCCGGGATTGGAACCGTTGGCGAAGAAGGTCGCCGAATTCTTCTGGATGCGCAGCCCCTGCGTCGCCAGCATGCCGGCCGCGTACATCTTCGAAAGCCCGACCAGCGGGTGATAGAACGTGTCGACGCGGTCGTGGATGATCTCGCGCGCCGGCGCGACCACGGTCTGCTCGACGTTCGTGAAGTCGCCGACGCCCGGCATCGGCTGCCAGTCGCCGCCGCGCAGTTCGTAATAGACGTCGCCGTTGGGCGCGATCAGCGTCGACACGCGGCGCGGGTCGAGCACCATCATGCCGGTGACGATGCCGCGCTGGTCGCGCAACTTCAGCACGTAGGTGTTGCCGTGGATCAGCCTGGACTGCATCCACGAGCCGAAGAACTGGATACGGTTCTGGTAGGCGTTCGGCTTACGGATGACCGGCGAGAAGGCCGGGCTTTCGGTTTCGCGCCAGATGCCGTCGACCGACAGTTCGACCAGCTTCAGCCGCATCTTGGAAATGTCCGACGCGATCAGTTCGATGCAGCGGAATACCGGCCAGTAGGAAAGCCAGTCCTCGAGGCAGAGTTCGTCATTGCGCTGCCAGGCGCCGGGATACCAGTCGCGGATGATCGGCCACCAGCCGCGGCCGGCGCCGGATCCCCAGCTGTCGACCGGGTGCAGCGTCTCGGGCCGCGCCGCGCGGGTGATCGATATGCCGAACAGGCGCATGGCCTAGCGATCGCCCTTCGCCTTGACCTGGCGGGTCTTGTAGGTGCTGCCGGCCTCGGTCTTCGGCTCTTCCTTCGACTTCGTCGTGGTCGGGCTGGCCTTGGTCTTGCCGCCGTCGTCCTTGCGGCTGGCGCGGCCGAGCGACACCAGCGTCGCGGCATACTGTTCGTCCGCCTCGAATTCCTCGCCCGCCTCGATCGTCCGGCGGTCGTATGTCTGCGCCTTCGTCGCGATCAGCTTGACCATCTGGATCTCCCGTTCCCGAAAAAGGCCCGGCCGATATCCGGTCGGCCGGGCAGTTACGCCGATCAAGGCGTGGTGACGCCGGTGTAGTTGGCGCCGGTGATGTAAGCGACCGCCTGATCGCGGCGACGCTTCCAGGTGATCCACCGCTCGGCACGGATGCCGACGCAGTTGTTCTGCCAGAGCGAGAAGGTGGCCGCGGCGCCGTCCGCAGGCGCCGAGTCCATCGCCAGCGTCGCCTCGCGGCTGGCGTCGATCGTCACGCCGCCGTCGTCGGCCAGCAGGATCTCGTTCGGCAGGATCTGCGCCAGGATTCCGGCCGGCACCGCCTGGCTCGCAACCACCGTGTTGCGGTTCAGCGCGTTGCCGGTCTGCATCCCCGGATAGATCGGCTGGCCGAGCGGATTCTGCAGCGCGGCCAGCTGCGCGGCGATGATCTCGGTGGTGATGTAGACCGAAGAAGCCGAACCGAGATTGGCGTTGGTGAACGCCGCACTGAGCGCCGCCAGATCTGCCGCCGCCGCTGCAGCGTCGGTGCCGCTGGACGGGATGCCGGCGACGCCGTTCAGGATCGACGCCGGCGAGACACCGGCCACGGCCGCGTTGGCCGGGTCGATGAACTCGACGTCGAGGAACTGCGCGATCTGCGCCACCAGATCGGACCGCACGACCGCTTCGGCGCTAGGCGTCGACAGCCGCACCAGTTCTTCACTGAGCACGACAATGCCGGCCACCTTGTTGACGTCCAGCTGGATCATCACGAACTTCAGTTCGCCGACCGGCTTCGGCTTGGCCTCGCCGACCCAGTTGACCAGCGACCCTTGCGTCTGCACCGGGATCTTGACGTTGAACGGCACCCGGCGCAGGCCGGGAATCCGTCCGATGATGGTCGCCGGACGCAAGAGTTCGATGAACTCGTCGGCCATTGTCCGATAAGCCACCAAAGGCTGCGCCCAGTCGGCGTCGGTCGTCGTTCCGGCCGCCACGGCGGCGCGCAGCACCGTCTCGACTTCCGGCGTCTCGTTGGTCCAGCGCTTGGCGAATTCCGCCGCCTCGAGCCGGTTGCCGCGCGATGCGGCAAGCGCCATGACGAAGCGGGTAAACGCCGTGCCCTGCGGCAGTTCCTTCTTGAGCGCCACCGGCGCCAGCCGCTGCTGCTGCACGATGCCGGTGACGTCGGCCCTTGCCGGGATGACGGCCGGCGTGGCCGCCGTCTTCATGTTGGTTTCGAGCGCCTTCAGACGAACCAGGTCGTCGTCGAGCGACTTGATCTCGTCCTGCAGCGTGTCGAATTCCTCCTGTTCGTCCGCATCGGTGGTGCGGCCCTCTTCCATGGTCTTCTCGATGATGTCTTTCTGGCGGGCCGCCTTGGCAGCCCGTGTCGCCTCAAATGCGGCGATCTGGTCGGCAAGCGTTTTCATCGCCTTGCCCTCCTGGTTACCTTGATGAGAGGAAGCCCGGACGCGGGCGGGGTTAAATAGACGACTGCCTTCCTGCCGGACGCGGCACGGTCAATCGATCTAATCTGGGTGATGGTGGCCTCGGCATTGGCCGGCACGGTCACCAGCGAGAGCTCGAGCACTTCCGACTTGACGAAGCGCACCGGCCCCCACGGATCCTTGGCGTTGAGCGGTTCGATCTCCAGCGCGCGAAAGCCGATCGACACGGCGCCCACCAAGCCGGCTTTCAGCGACTGCCAGGCTTCGTCGAGCCGGTCCTTCAGCTTGCCCGGCTCGGCCACGCTGGCCAGCCTGGCGCGAAAGGTGATGCCGTCCTTGGTCGCCTTGTCGAACCAGGCATGGCCGACCGGCTGGTCGTGCCGGTGCTGCCACAACAGCGGCATCGGCGAGGCAAAGGCGATGCCCAGCGGCTCGACGATGTCGCCCATGCGGTCGGCGGTCGGCGTCGTCGCGGTCCCGCGGATCTCCCTGGCATCCTCGTCGGTCACCGCCTTGACCTCGATGCGCGCATAGGCGCGGTTGACGGTATTGCGGACGATGACGTTCATCGCGCACCTCCCATGAACAGCATCTGGAATTCCGGTTGCCGAACCGGTTCAGGATTGCGGCCCATCAGCATGGCGGCGTCGAACGCCGCCACCAGCGGGTCGATCTTTGCTTTCCCGGCCGCCTGCTTGGTGATCAGCACCGCGTTGCCGCGCTGCTCGACCTTGGCGTTGCCGACGCACCACGCCATCATGCGCGATCCGGCATGCCACAGCGTGCCGTCCTTCAGCTTGCGCTCCATGCCCCAGATCGCGCCGCTCAATCGGTAGCCCTGCGGGACCGCCACCACCATGCCGCCGTCTATGCCGTTCAGCGCCAGTTCGTCGACCAGCGCCGCCACGCCGACCGGGTCGATGCCGACCGCCGCCTTGTCCGGCAGCAGTCCCGCCTCTTTCAGCTGCGCCACGATGGCCGCCGCCTCCTCGATGTCCTGCGTTGGCCGCTCGCAGATCACCAGGTCGCCATCGGCGGCAAAATCCTCCAGCCGCTGCACGGTGTCGCGGCGGCGGTCCAGCACTTCCGGCTGCGCCCAGGCGCGCGTCCACAGCAGCCAGTCGCGCGTCGTCCGGTCGCGGCCGATCACCGCCAGCCCGAACAGGTCGTCCAGCCCGCCGCCGTCGATGCCGACCACCGCCACGTCGCAGCGATCGACCAGGCCGTCGAGCGTGATCGTCTCGTCGCCGGCGTTCTCCCAGAAGTCAGCGCCGGCCCAGCGATCGTCGTGCAGCGCCAGGCCGATCTCGACGTTGAGGTGCTGCGACGCCCAGCGCCGTTCCTCCTCCTCGCCCTTTTCCTGCGCGGTGTTCCAGTCGGCAACCAGGCGGTCGATCTGGATCGACTTGCCGAGATTGGGCAGCACCATCGGCCAGTGGCGCGCATCCTGCCATTCGCCCGACCGCTGCATCGCCTCCGGGAACTCGTAGAGCACCGGCAGCATGCGGCCGTCCTTGATGCGGCCGTCGCGCACGCCGCGCGCATATTGCAGTTCGGCCCGGAACACGCCCGCCGGCGGCTGGTCGGACTGCGTCGAGATGAAGATCAGGAAGGCTTCCGGGTTGGCGATCACGCCGCCGCGGATCTGGCCGATGACGCGGCCGGCGAACGCCATCGTCGACATCAGGTGGAGCTCGTCGACAAGCACGCCGGCCGGCTTGGCGCCGGTCATCACCTTGAGGTCGAAGGTCTTGACCTTCAGCCTGGCCTTTGTCCGGCGGTCATGAATGGTCTTGATGTGCTCCTGCACGAGGAAGCGCTTCGGCAAATAGCCTTCCGGATCCGCGTCGATCATGCCGGCGGCCTGCTGGAAGGCCAGATCGGCGACCTCCTGCGTCGGCCCGACCAGGATGAACTCGGCGCGCGGCCGGCGGTTCATCAGCAGTGCCGTCACCATGATCGCCGCGCCGCCGGTGGTCTTG